CGCTGGATTCAAAGTCCAAAATGCTAACCTATTACACCACAGAACCATTATTATGCTGTATCTGGGACTTGAACCCAGGACCACTTGATTAAAAGTCAAGCGCTCTACCAACTGAGCTAATACAGCATGCCTTACTGACAGTCGTAAGGTCTTTTAATGTCAGATGTGGGATTTGAACCCACGAAGCGTTTCGCATTAGATCTTAAGTCTAACCCCTTTGACCAAACTCGGGTAACCTGACATGTAGTCCTAGCGGGGCTCGAACCCGCGACCTCGGGCTCATAAGACCCGCGCTCTAACCAACTGAGCTATAGGACTCAGTATATATACATTATATATATATGTTTTATCTTTAAATACCTTTCAACATAATATTATATTTCTTTTATATTATTAAAATATTTTCAATTTCTATACACTATATATATATGTTTAATCTTTAAATACTATTAATCTTTAATTTGGATCTTTAACAAAAATTTTGAATTCGTTAAATAAATTTGAAATTTAGTTTTCAAATTATTTATACTACAAATTGATTGCTTTCAACTAAGCAACTAAATAACCTAATTACAAAACACATACTACTTTCCATACCTATGGCATCTCAGTCGTGTACCAAGAAGTTCTCTCTCCCGATTGAAGTCGCCGATATCGGTCGTCTTATCGGTCCGAAGGGATCTTTTCTGAAAAATCATGTGGTCAATAAGTCTGTCAAAATCTACAAGTCTGAAAATGACATGGATGAACAGACCAAAGTCCCACTGAATATCAATATCTCCAAGGAAGATGACATCGTTTTCGCAACGATTACAGTAGATAACGAAACTCTACTTGAAATCGTTACTAAGAACATGCTGAAGCACACCGACATCTTCATGAAGAAGAAAGAAAATGCAGGCAAACCCAAGGTCATCAAGCACATCTTCAAGACTAAGATGGAATCTCACCACATCGGCAAGTATGTGGGATCTGGGGGCAAGAACATCAAGAATGTTAAGTCACTTTGTGAAGAAAAGATCACAGATTCCAAGTTTGATGCTACATCTGTCCGTGTCAATATCTGCGATGATCGTTTTCTGAAGAAAGGTTCTTACAACAAACTCTTCAACATCAAGAATGACATCCCTACTGAAAACCAGGTATTGATCACTGTGTCCTGTGTCTATGGAGGTAATCCGAATGATATCTTCAAGGCGGTCAAACCCATCATCATTGATAGTGTCGTCAACATGTTCCCGAAAGAAGAACAGGTTACATCGGTTGAAGTAGATTTCCTAGAAGATACCTTCGAAATCTCTCTTGAAGTCAAGGATCAAGCTTCGGCATTTCTGAACGGCATGAATGCTTCAGAAGAACCAGTGTATGAACCAGAATCCCCCACATATGCCCCTCCCTCCCCATCTGCTTAATTGATTTATATATATAATATAGAAAACAAAAAAAACAAAAAAAAAAACTTTTTTTATTTTGTTTATAAATTAATAGATCCTATATTTCTTATTTTATTATAATTAAGATATAAAGGTTTATATAATAATCCTTTTCCTTTCATATATTCATAATATGGGTAATTATAAGCATATACTGATTCTTTATCTTTATCTAAATCTACATCTTCATGGTTAATATCTCTCATTCTGTGATTAACTTTATTTAATTCTTCTACATCTAATATAGGCATATTCTCTATTTTTAATCCACTATAATCACAACAAAACTCCGCATTACTGATATTAATATTCCCTGTATTTTCATTTTCTCTCATATTATTTAATACTTTACCATTTAATTTATCTATTAATCCTGGTAAACCAGTTTCTTCTTGCTTATTATCTTTAATAATATCTTTATAATATTCTTTATCTACATAATCTAATTCATTTGAATATAATATAGTAGGTTTTCTTTTATTTTTAAACAATTTTACTTGATCACCTGAATATGGATTCTCTATTGATTTCTTTTTGATATCATTAAATTTATCATAATTTTCTAAATAATTTTTATATGTTTCTTCATCATGTTCTTTGTCATTTAATTCACCTAATGCATCTCTAACATATATATCATATAAAACATTTTCTCTACTTTCACCCGAATCTATATCATCTTTAATAGCAGTTTTTCCTTTATATTTATCAATCGTATTTTTTAATATAGTATCCATATCATCTGAATATTTATTTAAATGATCTTTTAATTGTTTACTTAATACTTCATCACTAATTATCGGTTGAAACTCTAAATAATTATAACTTTCTAATGATTGACCTTCTTCTATATTAACATTTTTAGTAAATATTATAAAAAAAAATACTACTATTATATATATTAATACTAAATACATATAATATATTATATAATATTTATTTTTAAACACACGCATACCTTATTTAATATCACAATTATATCCTTATTAAATTTGAATTATTAAAATTTGAATTATTTATATAGTAATTATATATTGTATAATATGGAACCTATTGAATTTGATAATCCGGAGATTAATAACAAAGATTTAAAAGAATTTAATAAAATAATTGAAGAAATATATTCTTATTTATATGATTTAGTTAAAAAAGATATAAAAGAAAATATATGTAATAATAATAATGAGTAATTTAGTAAGTTTTATAGATTTTATGGAAAGAATGCGATTACATCATTATATTATGGATATTAATATGGGTATTAATATTGGAAGTGATATATTAGAAAGATCTATACAGGATCAAGGTGAAATTAATAAACCATGTTCAGGTAGTTTTGTTAATGATTTAGAAAAAATTATTATAACTAATGAAGATGTTGAGAATGAATTACAATGTGCAATATGTCAAGATAATTTTAAAGTCGGTGAAGAAATTATAAAATTACCTTGTAAAGATCCCCATTTTTTTCATTATAATTCAGATCCAGAATTATGTAATGGTATATTACCTTGGTTAAAAAATAAAAATACCTGTCCTATTTGTAGAGAAGAGTTCCCTGAAGAAATTAATATAAATGCTTCTGATACATTAAATGCTTCTGATACATTAAATTCTTCTGAAAATAATTTAGAATTAAATGATATGAATAATGATGATGATATGGATGAAGAAGAAGCGGTAGAACAAATATTAGAATCTATTGTTAGAAATATCACTTCTAATCCAAGATATGGTCCCTTACCTAATAGAGAGGTAGAACCGACATTCAGAGAATTACAACCAACTTTCAGAGAATTACCTCCACCTATTAATTTAAATAGAACTATAATATTACCTATTAATTTTAGTAATAATTTACCTTTCAGTAATAATTTACCTTTTAGTATGCATAATATGTATAGTTCAGAAGAACCATATGATCCTGATTTACAAGAAGCTATTAGACTATCTTTAGAAGAATAATTAGTTTATATTTAAAGAATATTATAAATTATAAATTATAATGAATATTCAAAATATTTCTTCTTTACCTCCATACCTTAATAAATTTATAGGTAGTAATAGTTCTCAATTAAATGATATTTATATGGAATCACATGAATCAGTCGGTCCGGGTATTTTATCATTTAAATGTTCTGGATCTGAGAATAGAGTAGATGTTAAATATATGCCTGATCAAGAAATATTACAATCTATGGATATTGAAGCATTAGAAGGATTAAAAAGACAAGCTAAACAAAATGGTGATAAAAAAATTTATCTAATTGAAGATATGGAAAAATCTTCTATGTTTATTGTATATATTTAATATATGTTATTATTCATTATTGTAATTGTAGTTATTATTTTATTAATCGGTTTATCACTTATTAATTTATCAGATGATCATTCTTCCTGTATTTATGATTCAATATCACAACAATCTTATATTTATGTTGACAATATTAATTCAATTAAAAATATTCAAAAATCTCTGAATAATCAAGACAATATTTATTCTATAAAAAATGATTCATTATATTTTCATGATAAAATAATTAAAAAATTATTATTATGTGATAAAAATAATATGAAATTTATGAATAATAAATATGGTGTAAAAATATTAAGTTAATTAATATTAACATCTTTAGATTTTTCTTTATATCTATTTATACCTGATATAAGTTCATTAATAGTCCCTTTATTTACTACTTTAATATTTAATTGTTGTGATATAATATGAACAATATCAAAATCCATTTTATATTTATCAGATATATTTTTTAACATATAATACATATCAGTATTATATTTTTCATAAATTAGTTTTTTAAATTTATCTATTTCCATTTTTAAATTACTCATTAATATTTTATTTTGATCTGAATTATTTTGTAATTCTTGTAATTTATTTTCATAATCATTATTCATAGATTTAATTTTATCATAATCATTTAATTGTATATATAAACTTTGTATCTTATTATTTAACTCTAATATTTCATCATTTAATTGTGTTATTACTTTATTAGTTTCGTCAAATCCATGTCTTTTATTAGTAATATTCATCATATTATCATTTATTAATAATTCATTAGGTTTTATTTGTTGTGATTGATTAAATGAATTTTTTATTCCCAATCTTGTAATGTCTGTATTAGTTAAATTATTATAATTATTCATTATAAAAAATATATAAAAAAAATAATAGATTAAAACAAGAACTTTATTTTAATGATTTTCTTTTCTTTAATTTAGATTTTCGTTTAAAAGATTTTGATTTACTTAATGATTTTTTGAATACTTTAGATTTTCTTTTATATGATTTATTTTTTGATTTTCTTGATCGAGAGTTTAATCGTGATTTTAAAGATCTACGCATTTTTCTAGATTTCTTTTTCTTTTTATATTTACTACCTCCACCAACCATAGAAGATTCCAATGTAGTTGAATCAATAGATGGTGAATATCCACCGGCCATAACTTCTGAAGAAGCAGGTGCATTTATAGCATCTAATGGAGTTAATGAAAAACTAAATCCACCACCTGCATAATCTTCTATACAATCTGAAACCATATATATAATATATTATATATTATTTTTAACTTATTTTTTATTTATAAGGTTTAACGGATTTGAATCCATTTCAGAAAAACTATTAACATCATAAGTTACTTCTGGTCTTCCACCAACCGATACAAATCCACTTGGACCAACATTAAATGAATAAGATGTGATTTTTTGTGTATATTTACTACAACCAATCCATTTATTTTTATCAGCATTTATATCTACTTGTACTCTGTGATACATATTCCCATCATCATTATCAATAAATCTATTATTATTATTATTCCCTCTTTCAGGTTGTTCCGGAACACTATTCGGTCGATTTTCTTGACTATTTCCTTGACTATTTTCTTGACTATTTCCTTGACTATTTTCTTGACTCTTTGTTTTAGGCATATTATAATTATATATTAGATTTTAATTTAAATTAATATTATTAATTAATTGATTATTTAGATATAACATATTTATATTCTAATCTATTTTTATCATTATAAAATTCTATAAGCATATGTTTAGGTGTGGCAAAACAAGTTCCAAATCCTAATGTTTCTTTATTCCATACTAATTTCGAATCTTTATCATTTTCTACATTTTCAAAATGTAATTTATAATTACCATAGGATTTTCCACCTGTTCCGCAAACTATACAAGGTATTATTTTATTATTCAATTTATACTCTATTACTTGTTTAGTATGATCATGACCACACATATATATATCTATACCCAATCTCATTAATTTTTTTAAATATATTTCCAATTCAGGATCTGCATTTCCATGACCAGCTATAGATCTAAAAGTATGATGCCCAACTAATATTTTCCAATCACTAGTAGAATTTCTTATCATTTTAGATACATCTCTTAATTGTTTTTTTTCTAATTCTTTATCCATCAAATCAATATTTGTATCTATAAAAAAATAATCTATTTTACATCCATTTTTTTTTTTTGAAATCATATAATAATTATGTGGCATATACCATTTCATATCATTTTGTTGTGATAATATCCCATATTCTATTTGAACTTTCCAACATGGTTTCCATAATCTTTCCCAATATGAACCATAATCATGATTACCAATACACATATAAAATTTAATTTTATTACTAATATTTTTATATGGTTCTTCAAACTTCTTTATAAATTGTTTATCAAATACATTCATACAACCTTCTTCATATATATTATCACCTAAACCTATTACATATTTAGTATCATGTTTTTTTATATTATTAGACAATGCTCTACCTACTTTATATTGATTATGATCACCTGATCCCATATCACCTAATATACTAAATATTAAAGGCATATATAATATTTAATATTTTATTTAATATTTTATTTAAAATATATTTAAAAACATGTAATTATATTATTTATATAATTATGGGTAAAGCGATTGGTATTGATCTTGGGACTACTTATTCATGTGTCGGTATCTGGAAAGATAATAGATGTGAAATTATTGCAAATGATCAAGGTAATAGGACCACACCTTCTCATGTTGCTTTTACATCTGAAGAACGTTTAATTGGTAATTCAGCACAAAATCAAGGTAGTAGTAATCCTACTAACAGTATTTATGATAGTAAAAGATTAATCGGTAGAGATTACAATGATCCAGTAGTTCAATCTGAAATGAAATTATTTCCATTTAAATTATCTAATAAAGATAATAAATTACATATTGATGTTGAATACAAAGGTGAACAGAAATCTTTTAAACCTGAAGAAATTAGTTCAATGGTTCTAGTATATATGAAAGAAATTGCTGAATCATATATTGGAGAACCTGTAACTGACGCGGTCATCACAGTTCCCGCATACTTTAATGATCAACAAAGGAATGCTACTAAAGACGCAGGATTAATTGCTGGTTTAAATGTTCTTAGAATTATTAATGAACCTACTGCAGCCGCAATCGCATATGGTTTAGATAAAGTTGATGATGATTCCGAGAAAAATGTCCTCATATTTGATATGGGTGGGGGAACATTCGATGTCAGTATTTTATCTATTGATGGCGGAATCTTCGAGGTCAAAGCCACGGCGGGCGATACTCACCTTGGTGGCGAGGACTTCGACAATCTATTATTAAATCATTTTGCTACTGAATTTAAACGTAAATATAAACTTGATTTATTAGAATCTAAAAAATCTGTTAGACGTCTTAAAACTGCTTGTGAACGTGCTAAGAGAACTCTATCTTCAGGAAATACTGCTTCCATTGAACTTGACTCTTTATATGAAGGTATAGATTTTTTTAGTAATATTACCAGAGCTCGTTTCGAGTCACTTTGTATGAACCTTTTCCAGAAAGCAATGGATCCTGTTCAACAAGTTCTAAGAGATAGTAAAATATCTAAATCTAATGTTCATGAAATAGTTCTCGTCGGTGGATCCACTAGAATCCCTAAAGTCCAAGAATTATTATCTGATTTCTTTGGAGGTAAAGAACTATGTAAAAGTATTAATCCCGATGAAGCAGTCGCTTATGGCGCTGCTGTCCAAGCAGCAATCTTATCTGGAGATACTGAAGAAGGTGATAAAACGAATGATCTGCTATTATTGGATATTGCTCCTCTTAGTTTAGGTATTGAAACAGCCGGTGGAGTTATGACTAAACTGATAGAAAGGAATACAACAATCCCCACTAAAAAATCCCAAACATTTTCAACTTACGAAGACAATCAACCAGGTGTTAATATCCAAGTAGGCGAGGGTGAAAGAGGTATGTTTAAAGATAATAATTTATTAGGGAACTTCCTTTTGGATGGGATTCCCCCAGCACCCAGAGGTGTTCCACAAATTGAAGTTTCCTTCGATATTGATGCAAATGGTATTTTAAATGTTAGCGCAGTTGAAAAAGGAACTGGTAAATCTAAAGATATTACTATTAAGAATGATTCAAATAGACTTTCAAAAGAAGAAATTGAACAAATGATTTCTGAAGGTGAAAAATTTAAAGAAGATGATGAAAAAGTTAAAGAAAAAATTAATAGTATTAATAATTTTGAAGCAATGATTTATCAAACCAAATCTTCATTAGATAAACAGGAATTAAAAGATAAATTATCAGAAGAAGATCTAAAAACTGTTAATGATACTGTATCTGAAAATGAACAGTGGTTCGATATCAATCGTGATTCTTGTACAAAAGATGAAATTGATACTAAAATGCAAGAAATGCAGACAAAATTATCACCTATTATGTCTAAATTAATGCCTCAACAGGATGGTGGATCAGGAATGCCTGATATGGGTAATAATGCTCCTGAAAATGGACCCACAATAGATGAAGTGGATTAATACTTGAAATAAATTTGATTTAAAATATTTAAAAAAATATTTAAAAACACAACTTTAAATTAAATAATAATAATGAAATATAATACTACTCGCGCTGATTGTACTATTGATGATTACCTTGAAAGTTTTGTTAATAAATATACATTTCCTAGTTGGCAACGTGACGAAGGATGGTCACGTGATTATAAAGAAGATTTGATATTTTCTATATTAGACGGTGTAGATATTCCGAAAATATATATTGCTAAAATAAAAGGAACTAAATTTCAATATATTATGGATGGTGGTCATAGATCTCGTGCGATATTAGAATTTAAAAATAATGTATTTCCATTAGAATCAGAAAAAGGTAAATATATTTATTATGATAAAAAATTTAGTCATAATACTAGAAATAATGAAGTATTGTCTAATGATCTAAAAGAACAATTTAATAATTTCCCTTTAACCATTGTTACATATAATAATATTGAAGAAACAGATTGTAAAAATATATTTAATAGATTACAAAATGCTCGTCCAATGGATATTGAAGACGTTATAAATAGTGACCTATCACCTTTTGTAGATTTTATAAGAGAACTTATTAACTATAAAATAAATTCTAAAACTATCACTGAACATTTCGAAAACATACAAGGTTTATCTGAAGCTAGAACAAAAGTTATGACACAATTAATTTCGTGGTTTTCAATTATATATCCTAATCAAAATGCGAATGAACCATGGGAAAATGCTCTTAAATACATCAATAAAGGAAATAAAAATAAATCACCATTACTAGACTTTATTAAAAAAAAAAAAACAGGTGTTACAGAAAATATAAAAAATGAATTCATTGAACATATTGAATTCATATTTAATTATATTGATAATTGTCCTAATAAAAAAATTGCCCCTACTGATCTAAATACATTAATACATTCTAGAATATATGTTGACAATTTCAATATAAATAAATTCAATAATCTTATCAAAAATGTAGATATATATAAAAATATGAAAAGTAGTGCTGAAAAACTCAATAAAGATAAAAAATATGATGAAAGTAAAGAATTGAATAAACAAGCTGATATAATTAATTCACAATTATCTAGTAAATTAGAAAATTATATGAAAGCTCGTAGAAATGGTGGGAATGCTCCTAGTGGAATGAAAACTAGATTAGATATTGTTAGACTATTATGTATCAATTAAATTTGAAGTTAATATTAATATATTTTTTTATATATATTTATTAAATAATTATAATGGATCTAAGTATTAAAGGATACCATACATTATCTCAACATGAAGAAAATATTATTAAATCAGGTATAAATATACCATTTAATAAAGTATCGGAATATTTTGCTTATAAATATTATAGTGGTGATTGGCATCATCAAGCATATAAAAGTTATAAGAGATTACATGAGTTGAAAAATATATGGTCACATTTAAATAGAGATCAAGTTGTAAAAGAAAGTCATTATTTATATGATTGTGTATATAGATGTAGATATAATAGTTTATGGATTAATAATGATTTGTTTATAGAAAATGGTAAATATGGTAAATACACCGATGATCATCCATTTAGTGCTCGTATGGTTATGAGGATAATTATGACAGATTGGCCCGATTTTATGAATAACCTCGATGAATACACTAATGTATTACATTTTATAACTAATACTATAGGGATCACTGCTAAGGAAAATCAAGATGTTAAAGTATTGCCAGATAATAAAAAAGGTGAACTAAAAATAAATGTACTAACGAAAGATAAATATTCGCATTTTAAATTTAGAAATAAAGAAACTAATGAAATTAAAATAGGTTTGCCTTTTAAAATACCTGATTGGTTTTCAGAAGGTGAAAAAAAAAGATTAATATCAGATAAAGAGAAAAATTACAAAGATTTACTCAAAAAAAAAATACCGTATTTGCAAGATATTGCTAAAAGTTTAGATATTAATATATTTAAATTAAATAAAAATGGTGATAAGAACAAAAATAAAACAAAACCTGAATTAATTGAAGAAATTATTAATAAAAATCAAAATATAATACATGATTATAGTGACCATATTGTAAGAGAAGAAATAAATAATAATAATAATAATAATGATGTTCAATCAGATATATCAATCGAATCAACTAATCAAGTAGATGATAATTCTTTAGATGAAATGATTACAGATTTAAGAAATAGTAGTTCATCAGATAATATTAGTATCGATATTAGTGATAATTAATATTCAATACCATAATGATCAAATGTTGCTTTAATAACTGTCTTAACATTATCACAATTTACAGAATTACCAAATTGTTTATATGCATGATTATCTACTTTATCTATTTTAAAATCTTCTGGAAATGATTGCAATCTAGCACATTCTCTTGGAGTTATATATCTCTTTTGTTTACCATATATTGGACACTGATTAATCGCTACTAATGTTGGAAAGAAGTGAGGTTTCTTAACTCTAATACCTGATTGTCGAATCTGTATGAAATAATTAAATATGCTATCATCAGGTTTCACCTTACCTACCTGCCATTCAAGTTTCCCATATATTTCTCTTTTTTGTAAGATTTCTTTATGCTTTTCATACCATTTATCCCATTGTGGTTTATATTTTTTTATAAGGGGTTTATTTGCTGTAATATATCCCTTTCTCCAATCAGCATAATTATTAAACTCTTCTTCTGTGTGATTATTATAATGTTCATTTATCATTATCACTGGACTAATTTTTTCACCTACTTTAAATATTTTTATCATCTCATCCCAAGCTTCTAAACATTTTAATACATCACCATCAATATTATATTTAGAATCAACTTCTTCTTTTTTTAACATATATTTATCTAATTTAATTACATTATTTTCAATTTCTGGTAATTTAATATCTTTACCATTATATATACCTTTTCTAACACATACATGATATATTCTTTCTCTTTGTTGTGGTATACCATAATTATGTGGTGACATATTAAATAATTGAAGAGTATAATCATTATCATCTAATTTTTTTCTAACATATTCAATCACTTTACCACCATCCACTTTTAAAATATGTTTAACATTTTCAAGAAACATAAATTTAGGTTGCTTTACTTTCGCAATTCTAATTATCTCATCAAATAGTAATCCCCTATCATCATTAAATGATTTCTTTAAACCTGCTTGTGAAAACGCTTGGCATGGATAACCCCCGCATATTATATCTAAATCTTCAATTTCATCCGGATCAATTTTCTTTACATCTTCGCATGGAGTAATCCCATAATTTAATTCATAATTATCTCTACATGCTTTATCTATATCACATGCTAGATTACATTCACAACCTAAAGAATCTAATGCCTGATGAAATCCACCTATACCACAGAATAAATCAATATATTTATATTTTGGTTTATCATTTACAAAATATTTATTTATTAATTGATTATTTTTATTATAATTATCTAATACTTGTTTTGTATCTATAGGTTCTTCTATTTTAGTAATCATATAATCCATTAATTCTTTTAATACATCTTCTTCTGATATAATATTATCAACTGAAATATTATTATCTAATATTTCTAAACTTATACTTCTTTCTGAACCACTATCTACTATATCTGATAAAATATCTGATTCTTCATCTAATTCTATAAAACCTTTATTATAATCATATTGAAAGTGTTTTTTAGTCCCCCCTAATGATTTAAATTCTTCATAATTCTTGGCAGTTTTATATTTTTCATATGCTTCATATGGTTTATATCCCTTATATTTTTTATTTTCTTGCTTAAATTTAAAAATTTTTTTATTATCAATTATATCATTTACTGTTTTTAATAATTCTTCCGAATATTTTGGCATTTATTATATATATACTATTATAAAGATTTAATTTTAAATATTCAAATTTATTTAAATAAATAAATAAATATAATATATATGCATAAAACTTTAAGACAAAAATATGATTTAGATGATCGTCATCCAGCATTCCCTCGATATGATAGAAATCTAAATGTAAAAGAAGATAAAGAAAATAATAAAACTACATGTTGTATCGGTACATCCATTTTTGCAATCACATTATTAAATACATTCTATGTCGGTATCGCATTATATTTTTATAATAAATATATTCATGATACATTCTTAAATGATCCTCAAGATATTGATACTACATATAATAAATTAAAACATTTAATTGATTATTCATGTTTACATATTCCTGATATTAATTGTTAAATATATTTTAATAAACTATTTATTGATATTTCTAAATTTAATAATGATTTTTCTACATTGTCTTTATCGGATATTAACGGATTATATTCTACAAAATCACATGATTTTACTGAATTATTTTTACAAATATATTTTAATATTGTATATATTTCCCATAAATTTAATCCATAATTCACAGGTGTTCCTGTAGATTTTACATAATATGGATCAAATATATCTATATCTAAACTTATATGTATTTTTTTATTATTTAATCTATTTTGTAATTCATGTAATATATAAAATATACCAATTAATTTAATATCTTGTGAAGAATATATTTTCATATTATATTCATTTAATATTTCTTTCTCTTTTATATCTATACTCCTAGGTCCTAAATATGTTATCTGATCAGGTTTTAAATCATATTGTTTATTTGTTATAAATGATTTATCTAATCCCATTAATTGTGATACTACCATACCATGTGTATTACCTGTTTTACTTGTTTCTTTAGTATTTATATCCGTATGAGCGTCTATCCACACTATATGTCCATCTTCTTTATATTTATCTAAAAATGCCTGACAACTCCCAATACTTACTGAATGATCGCCACCTAATGTAATAATTGGTCTTGTATTTATCATATTATAATTATAATATTCACTATATATCATATTATATCCTCTTTCATTTATAAAATATTTATCATTTATTGATACATTTTTTGTTAAATCTTTTTTATAAACATTTTTTAATAATTTATTATAAATTATTTTAGGAGCTAATTCTGTTCCAACTATTCTTTGTCCATGTTTACAATTCGCCAATATAAAATTCATTTTATTTATAATAATTAAATTATACTTAAATTAAATTAGTAATATTTATTTTTTAGATTTATTTAATCTTTTCTTATATCTCTTTTTAGATTTTTTCTTATATCTTTTTTTAGATTTTTTCTTTTTCTTACTACCCATTGTTTTTGTTTTTGGTTTCTTTTTAGGTGCTAAAATAATTTCAATATTTAAATCAATATAATCTGATGTCAAAGGTGATATAAAATTATAT